CGAATTGGAGGAAGAGGGTAGAATCATTAGGTTATATCTTCAAATCCGAGCTTGCTCATCTTAATGATGAATACAAGCGAAACTTTATATCAATAGATGGACAACATCCTTTGGTAATGACTCTGTTATTACAGAAGAAGATTAGTTTGGAAACATTTACTATTCTTTCTCATCAAGCGAATATATTTTCGTATTGGCAAGAAAAAGTAGTTGACAAACACGTATCTTTTGATATAATAAACAAATCGCGAAAGTATAAACCCTTTCTCGATTTTGAGCCGAAGCGATTCCAAAAGTTAATTAAGGATCACTTTGGTATTTAATAAAATACTACGCAATATAACGCTATATATAAAGGAGAACTAATTATGGCACTAACAGACTTTTCTTCACTCAAGAAGAACCGTTCGAAGACTCTCGACAAGTTGAATTCACAACTCGAAAAGATTTCTTCAAAATCATATCAAGACCCTAACGCAGGGAAATTCTGGAAACCTACAAGAGATAAAGCAGGAAATGGCTTCGCAGTCATTCGATTCCTACCAGCCTCTAAAGGTGAAGAGATGCCTTTCGTAAGGATTTGGGATCATGGATTCCAAGGTCCTACAGGTCTTTGGTATATCGAAAACTCTTTAACAACATTGAACCAGGATGATCCTGTATCAGAGTTTAATTCTAAACTTTGGAACAGTGGTGTTGAGTCAGACAAGGAACAAGCACGTAAACAGAAGCGTAGGCTGAAGTATACTGCTAATATTATTGTCGTTAAAGACCCAGCAAATCCTGAGAATGAAGGTAAAGTATTCATGTATCAGTTTGGTAAAAAGATCTTTGATAAGTTGAATGATTTAATGAATCCAACTTTTGAAGATGAAGAACCAACCAATCCGTTTGATCTATGGGAAGGTGCAAACTTTCGTTTAAAGATCAGACAGTTTGAAGGTTATCCAAACTACGATAAATCTGAATTTGATCCTGCGTCTCCATTGTCTGATGACGATGCTGAGTTGGAAAGAATTTGGGGAGAACAACATTCTCTACAGGAATTGGTATCTGAAAGTAACTTCAAAACTTACACAGAACTGAAAACTAAATTGTATCGTGTACTTGATCTACAAAATGATGAACCGACTGCTTCTGCACCGGTAACTGAAACGGCTGACGAATTGGATTTATCCGATATGTCTAATGATACTTCTGAACCGGTTATGGCAACTGCCGAACCATCAGTAGGATCAACCGCAAGTGATGATGATGATGACCTTAGTATATTTAAGGAATTGGCACGTAGTTAAACAACTGTGGGGGACCTTCGGGTCCCTTATCTTTCTAGGAGGACATTATGTCTATTGAAAAAGAAACAACCATTCTCGATTTTGATTTTGGTTTTACAGCTGTGGACGCTGACGAACTAGAAGTAGTTCAACAAGCCAAAGAAGTTGCTACAACTTCAAATGCTACCGCAGAATCTAATGCAGCCAAAGCGCAGTTATTATATGACGCAGTAGTTCCTTTAATAAACAACTTAAAAGCTAACCCTGAAAAGGATTACATCTATTGGCCAAACCGATATGAAAAACTCGATGCGTTCGCTGATAAGTTACATCAAATTCTAAGTGGAGAATAAAATATGAGTTTACTCGATAAAATGTTGAAGGCAGGATCAGTAAAGCAGGCAGCTGCTCTAAATGATTCCGCTTTCTTTAAAGATAAGGATCCTATTCAAACAGAACTACCTATTGTAAATATTGCATTTAGTGGTTCGTTGAAAGGTGGTCTTATCCCAGGTCTTACAGTTGTAGCAGGAGAATCAAAAAGTTTCAAAACTTTGCTCGGCTTATACTGTATGAAGGCTTATTTGAAAAAGTACCCGAAAGGTGTTGCTTTGTTATACGATTCTGAATATGGTATTACACCAGAGTATTTAGAATCTTTTGATATTGATACTAGTAGAGTACTTCATATTCCGATTGAAGATGTTGAACAATTAAAGTTTGATATTGTTGGTCGTTTAGACGAAGTATCTAAAGGTGACAACATAATGGTAATGATTGATTCAATTGGTAACCTTGCTTCAAAGAAAGAAGTTGAGGATGCATTGAATGAAAAATCAGTTGCTGATATGTCGAGAGCAAAAGCTCTTAAGTCATTGTTTAGAATTATTACGCCTAGACTAACTACAAAGGACATTCCTTGTATTGCGGTCAACCATACATATAAAGAAATTGGATTATTCCCAAAGAATATTATTTCAGGTGGTACAGGTATTTACTATTCTGCTAATCAGATCTTTATTATATCTAAGGCTCAAGAGAAAGATGGTACTGACCTCGCAGGTTGGAAGTTTACTATCAATATCGAAAAGTCAAGATATGTAAAAGAGAAAGCAAAATTACCGTTTAAGGTATTGTATGATTCAGGTATTCAAAAGAACAGTTCCTTAATGGATCTTGCGATTGAATCCGGTCATATCCAAAAAGCTACACAAGGTTGGTATAATCTAACTGATCTTAGTACTGGTGAAATTATTGAACCGAAACGTAGAGGCAAGGATATTGAAGATGATAATGATTTCTTCAAAGAATTATGTCAAAACGATTCATTCAATACATTCGTAGAACGTAAATATAAACTTCAAAATGTGGAGGGAAACAATGCTCGAGAAGACAATCTTATCGAATCTGATTCTGAATGAGGACTTTTGCCGTAAGGTATTTCCATATTTAAAAGAAGATTACTTCGATGATACTGTTCTTCGTAAAGTATTTGAAACGGCTTCTGAGTACCTTGAAAAGTACAAGGAGCCGCCTTCTCTTGAAGCTTTAAAGATTGCTGTTGATAAACGAAAGGATCTGAACGAAGATACGTATCAAGGTGTACATCAGTTAGTCGACAGTATGTCGGTTGATAAAGATACACAAATAGAATTTTTGATTGATGAAACTGAAAAGTTCTGTCAAGACAAAGATCTATATAATAGTATACGTAAATCAATTCTTATCCTTGATGGCCAGGAGTCAGAAACTGGTAAAGGAGAAATTCCAAAGCTGTTATCCGATTCGTTGGGTATCAGTTTTGATTCTTCTGTTGGTCATGACTTTCTTGAAGACGTTGATGATCGTTATGAACATTATCATCGCAAAGAAGAACGTATCCCTTTTGACATTGACATCTTAAACAAAATTACAAAAGGTGGCATACCTCGTAAATCTATGACTGTTCTGTTGGCAACGACAGGTGGTGGTAAGTCTTTACTTAAATGTCACATGGCAGCAAATCATTTGATGTATGGAAAGAATGTTCTGTATATTACAATGGAAATGGCTGCTGAAGAAATCGGTCGTCGTATTGACGCAAACATTATGGATATTACTCTCGACGAAGTTGCCGAAGTTCCTCGTGATGTATTTGAGAAACGCATAGCCCGATATAAAACAAAGACAACTGGTAAACTTATTGTGAAGGAGTTCCCAACAGGATCTGCTCATAGTGGTCACTTCCGACATTTGCTGAATGAACTTCAACTGAAAAAGAATTTCAAACCTGATGTTATCTTTCTCGATTACTTGAACATCTGTTCATCTGCTCGAGTTAAAGGTGCTGCAGCTGCAAATAGTTATACCTTAGTCAAATCAATTGCAGAAGAAGTTCGTGGATTGGCAATGGAATATAATTGTGCAGTCGTTACATCTTCTCAATACAACAGAGATGCTTATGGTAATTCTGACGTTGATTTAACAAATACATCTGAGTCAATGGGTATTACTCATACGGCTGACTGTATCTTAGGTCTAGTTAGTTCTGAATATCTTGATGAAATGAATCAGTTGATGATTAAACAATTGAAGAATCGTTGGGGAGACATTAGTTACTATCGTCGATTCTTGGTTGGTATTGAGAGAGCAAAGATGAAGATCTATGAACTTGAAGAATCAGCTCAACAGAACATTAATCTTGATGCTCCTGGAGGTGGCAGTTCCGGGGGAAAGAATCAGAATTATGACGACGGTCCTGTATTTGACAAGACTGACATTGGAATGAGACTGAAAAATCGAAAAGCCGGTGGTAAGAATGTATTTGGAGATGTAGCCTTAACTTAATCTTCTGTATAAATAAACTAAAGTACAATAGAAATTTATATAGGTATTCCATGAAAAGTTTTAATACATTTATGACTGAGGCAAGTTTCTTAAAACCTGACTACGTTGTAGGACATAAAATTGCTTTCAACGGAACAGGGTTTAGAGAATTATCTGCATTAGGTTATAACGCTGGTGATCATTTCGAGATTATATCTCCAGTGTCCAAAGTCGATTATACACATGGCGACGGTGCTGTAGAAAAATACTTAAAAGCTCCTGATGGTAAGGTTATCCATATCAAAGGAGCTACTTCTTTTAAATCAAGTTCCTTTACTCATGTTAAGGCATCAGGCTCTCCACCTAGTGGCGCTGAGTGGGAAGATGTAATTGTTTATGCTTATAATAGGCTTAACAATAAACCAACAGATCCTGAGACAATTAAAGTAGCCGAAAAGTTTAGTAACTATATGGATGTTGCTGATAAGATCGCAAAAAACTTTAACAGTCAATTAAGTGCAAATCAATTAGTTCAAACTGGTAGAGGTATTGGTTCTGTTAGTTTAGGTCCTATATGGAAAGAAGTCGGTGCTAAGAATAAAACACCAAAGACCGATATTGCTTCTTCTGACTTTAAAGAAAAGATATCATTAAAGAAAGAAGGTGGATCTCAACTTGCTTCACCAACGAAAGCAGAAGCTATCGCAATCGTTAAAGCCGCAATGGCAGAGATGGGAGAAGATAGAAAGGTGGCAGCCAAACTTGTAGAGAAGATGGAAACAAATATGACATCTTTAGTATCAAGAACTGCTGCTGGCGAATTACGTAAACAATCAAAGGCTGGTGAAAAGACCGATGCAGTGATTGATTTCCAACAAAAGGATAAGGGTAATAAAGAGTTAACTAAAATGCTCGAATCTCTTATGAATCAAGATACAGCAGTTAATGCTTTATTTAGTAAACATGTTGTTCTTGAAGCAGCAACAGGCAATCATAAGTTTGGAAGTAACACATCTAAAGCTGCAGCTAACCTTTTAGGTAAGTTTAGTTTATCGGGTACGATTGAAGTTCAACCTATTAATAGTATTAAAGATCCAATCATTGTTAAATATGCACAAACTGTTAAACCTGTCGTTTCATTTAAATCAGGTGGCGGTGGAGCTCCTGCTTATTCAGCATTACGTTTAGGTATTAAAGAATCAGAAACATTAAGAGGTATTGTATTATCTGAAATGGAAACACTCGACGGATTAATGTTAACCGAAGACTTCCTATCAGAAGGTCCACTCGATATGTTAAAGAAAGCCGGTGATTGGGCTAAAGATAAAGGTAAGGCGTTTGTAAATAAAGTTAAAACTGCAATTTCCAATGTTCTTGCTAAGATCAGTGCTGTATTTAAAAAGATCGCTGCTATGGGAAAGAAAATGTTTGCCTCTCTAATGAAGTTCCTTGGAGTAGAAATACAAAGCGCAATCGGAATTCCAATGGGAATTTCATTATGATTCGATTTAGTCAATTCATAACAGAAGGTCCAAACGATCCTGCGATATTTAAAGCAATCTTTTTAGCAGGTGGTCCTGGTTCAGGTAAATCTTATATTGTTGGTAAAACAGCATTACCTACTTTAGGTTTTAAGGTTGTAAATTCAGACGATGCGTTTGAAGTGGCAATGACTAAAGCTGGTTTAACAATGGACGGAGATACTATCTTTTCAACACAAGGACAGGAAATCCGAGATAAAGCAAAGAGACTTACTGCTCAGAGAATGCAAGGTTATATTAGAGGTCGTTTAGGATTAGTCATTGATGGTACAGGAAAAGATCCTAGTAAAATTACTAAGCAATTAAATGAATTAAGATCCTTAGGTTACGACGTATCAATGATTTATGTTAATACAGATTTAGATACTGCGGTTGCTCGTAATGACCAAAGACCAAGATCATTACCTATACAACAAGTTACTGCATTATGGAAAGAAGTACAAAAGAACATCGGAAACTTTCAAAG